AAGACCAGAAATGAAGTCAGACGAGAAGAAGGTCTGAAAGACATGGAAGGCGGTGATGTTCTGACCGCACAAACAAACCTTGCCCCGGTCGAGCAGTTGGGGGTTGAAAACTACGATCCTGAACAGACATCACAGACACCTGTCACTTCTCAACCACAGAAACAATAAGCGTATATCACATTATTTGTTATTTTTTGTCAAAAAGCATTGAAAACATAATAAAATGATATATAGAAATCAGGAGTTTTTGAAATGAGAAAATTCTTTATAAAAGCAGAACTGACAGCTGATGAAAATGAAGAAGGGCGTATCACAGGGTATGCCTCTGTTTATGGCAATATTGATTCATATTCAGAAGTAATTGATAAAGGTGCATTTTCTGAAATTCTTGCGGATATTGACGCAGGAAAGGTAGCCATGCCGTTAATGTTGGCGAATCATGAGCATTATTCAGGCTGTCCTATTGGTATCTGGGATAAATTGTGGAGTGATGAAAAAGGCTTGGGAATTTCAGGTCTGATAAATCCTGAAGTTTCTCAGGGAAAGGACATATATTCATCACTGAAATTTGCTGAAAAACACGGCACTAAGGCAAAAATGGGTTTAAGTGTCGGTTTTTATATAGCGAATGATTCATATGAAATTATTGAAGGTGTGGGACACATCAAGAAAGTTTCTGAATTGAAGGAAGTTTCAATTGTGTGTTTTCCTGCCAATGATCAGGCCGTGATTACATCCGTGAAATCAATTGAAAAGGGTGATAATCTTGAAATAATCAAGGCACTGAAATCAAAAAGGGATTTTGAAAAGTTCTTGAGGGATTCAGGAATTTGTTCAAAGAAAGAGGCTGAAACATTTATTTCAGTCTTTTCTAATGTAATCAAAATGAGCGAGTGTGATACTTCTGGGAATGATGATTACAGTCAACTTTCAGCAAAATTGGATTCTATATTGAATAGGAGTTTTTAAATTATGGAATTAGATGCTATTTTTAAGAAACTTGATGAAATCGATCAGAAGTATTCTGACACTTCAAAGGTTTCAGAAAAGGCTTACAAGGATTTAGGCGATCAGCAGTTGAAGTTTGCTCAGGAACTTGCTAAGGTTTCCGCTGAAGTGGTTGCCCTTCAGAAGAAGAATGAAGAATACCCTGAAGAAGGTGAAAGACAGCTTTCAATCGGTGAAAAGTTTGTGAACACCAAGGGTTTCAAGACTTTAGCCGCTGATGTGCGTTCAAAGGAACATGTCCGTGAAACTTTCAGCACCAAGTCTGCAACTGTTTCAACTACTACCACAGGCATTACAGACAATTTCCTTGGCGGTGTTGGCACTTTACCTGGTGTTGTATCAGTTCCTTCACGCAGACTTATTGTTGAAGGTCTGATTCCGCATATCCCTGTTTCATCAGGTTCAATGCAGATGGTTAAGGAAACAGGATTCACCAACGGTGCCGCTGTTGTTGCTGAAGGTTCATCCAAGCCTGAAACAACCTTTGAATTTGAGAAGTATAATGTAAACATTGAGACTGTTGCTCATTGGACAAAGATTTCTGAACAGTTGGCTGCCGATGCTCCTGCAGTTGCCGCCTTTATCAATGCAAGAATGCAGTACGGTCTTCAGGCTAAGATTGATTCTGATATTCTCGTTGGTGCAGGCACTTCAGGTGCATTGTCAGGTTTCCTGAACACTGGTAATCATACTGATTACAGTTCATCAATCACTCCTTATGCGTCAGGTGATACTCTGATCGATTTTGCCGCCAGAATTCAGGCAGAACTCGAATCACGGAACTATACACCTGAATATCTGATTCTTAATCCAAAGGATTGGACTAACCTCTGTCTGTTAAAGGACGGCCAGAAACGTTACAGTTCTTGGGGGACCAGGTCAGAATGTAGAAAAGACTCTGTGGGGTGTTCCTGTGATTACTACCGGGGCAATGACTTCAGGTAAGTACATTATGGCTGACTTCACTCTTGGCGGTGCAATTCTCGACAGACAGGAACTGACTGTTGACATTGACAGAACTCAGGATGATTTTATCAAGAATCTTCTGACTATTCGTGTTGAAAGAAGACTCGGTCTTGCTGTTCTGGATGCCGGGGCAATTGGTGGCGGTGATTGGGAATATGAATAATATTTCATCCACTGACTAGCTGAACAGAAGGCAGTGTTTGACCTCTTAACACTGCCTTTTTTTGAATAGGGAAATAAAAATGATTGTGCAATTGTCTTTAATTCGTGAACACGGCAGCTTTGATTCTGATGATATATCTGACACACTTCTGACACAGTATTATGATACGGCTGTGAAGAATGTGGAAACATATTGTCATAGACCTTTGGTTTCTGACACTGAAGAAAATGCCATTGCACAATCAGAATCTGATGTTCCTGCAGACATCAAACAGTTTCTTCTTGTTATGATTTGTGATTATGCGGAAAAACGTGAACGCATTTCAGAAAAGGCTCTGTCACAGTATCATAATCACCTGTTAGACAAATACATTCTTTATTAAAGTGGGGGTGATTTATGCTGATTTCCGCAGGACAACTAAAAACTAAAATTGCCATATATCGAAGAAAAATCACATCAGTCAAAGGTCTTTCTTCGGTTTCCTATGAATTTTTGAAATACAAAATGTCTGAGTGGAGACAGGTGACAAGCCGTGAGCTTATGAGAAATCAGATTGAATATAATCTTGATGTTTATACAGTCAGAATCCGTCTTGACAGAGACATCACGAATTCAGATCAGGTGCATTATAAGAATCGTGTATATAACATTGTGTCAGTTGTTCATGATGATTCTGTTCAGTCAACGATTCTGACACTTCAGGCAGGACTTAACAAATAATGGACATGGACAAGGAATTTCAGACCAAAATTGACAAGCTATGGAAACAGCTTTCAAAAAATCATCAAAAGAAGGTCTGGAAGAAGTCCTTGCGTGAATCTGCTGCCGTTATCCGTGCAGAAATGAAAAGTGAATACAAGAAACAGTTACATAAAGGCATGTATAAGACACCATTATCCGGGAGAACTATCCAGAATGTCAGATCCCGTGATGTAAGTTCAAAGAAATATCCTTTGAAAAACTTTGATATTCAGTTTCTGATAGGTGTTATTGATGAGGGCGAGGATTCAACTTATAAAGGATTCGGACGTTCATTCACATCTTTCTGGTACGAAAGGGGTACTTCAGACCATTCAAACAGGTATCGAAAGGACGGAAGACTTATAAAAGGGATAGAGGCTCATGATTTACAGTCGGAAATATTGAAAAATCATGAAAATGGTTTTATAAATAAATATAATGAAACCTTTTTGAAAAATCTGGAGAAGGCAGTCAATGACAGTAAGAAATAAGACCTTGTCAGAAATGATGGATAATCTTGTGACTTTAATGATTGAAGTCCTGCCTGATTATCTGAATTTAGATAACACTAAACAAAATCTTGCTCCGTCTGCCGCCTTGAGTCTTGTTGAAACAAATAAAAATTACTGCGTAATAACATATATAGGCGAGGAAGAATATTCTGAATGTGTTGACAGAACAATTCCTGCCGTTAAGAGAAACTTTTCAATTTTCATTGGTTCACATGACAATACTGAAATGATTCAGATGTATGACATTCTGACAGGTGCTGTGTCTGATGGTGTTGCTAATCTGGAAAGTAAAGGGAATCAATATTTTCAGAATTTGACTATTCATAAAGGTGAAAATCCTTTTATTTATTATGAAACCGATTTATGTGAATTGGTTTTCAGAGTTTCGGTTGTTAATTAGATAACTTGCAAGGAGAAAATGACATGCCGGGAATTGATGTAAATTTACAGCCTGTGAGGTATAACTACACTCCACAGGATGCAGTTGTTGGTGGTGAGACTCAACTTCAGTATTCAACTGATGGTACAACTTGGACTCCGTTAAGAGGTGTCACAGCTTATGGTGAAACAGGTGAAACTGCATCTTTTATCGATCAGACTACTGTTGAAGATTCTGAATCACGTTATCTTGCAGGAAAAGCAGATACTCCTGACAAGACCTTGACCGGGTATCTGTACCCTGATGATACTAATCAGGCTGCCTTCCTTGCTCTGGCTGAGGCTCGTGAAAATGTTCTGATTTCAATTTTCTGGAAGAACGGAAATGCAGTCACTTTTGTCATGGCTTTAGGTGGAAGAATTGATCCAGAAGTCACGGCTGATGGATTAATGACATGGCAGGTCAACGGCAAGCAGAGCGGAAAGGCAAAGCGTTGGACGGGTCTGCCTGTTTAATGTTTAAAGCGGGAGAGCCTTTGGGGGTTTCATGTGAAATCCCCTTTTTTAACTAAGTGAATTTAAAAAGAAGGTGTTTAAATGTTGAATCTTGAAGATTATGTGAAACAGATTAAGACTGATAAATATGAAATTCTGAATCTTGGAATTAAGGACAGTCAGGGAAATGATGTTTTCATTAAAGTGAAGAATCACACCTGGGGAGACTTTGTGAATTTTGTGTCTGAATTTTCTGCAGTTTCAGGAAAACATGATGCTGAATCACTGAAGAAATCTGAAGAACTTGCTCTGAAGGCGGTCTGTAGAATGGTTGTGAATGACAATGGTGAAAATTATCTGACAGTTGAAATGTTGAATTCCCTTCCTGTCATGTTGGTCAATGCCATTAATCAGAAGGTGTCCGAATACATCAATAATTCTGTGAATCTTGTAAAATCTGATAATGTTGACGAATTAAAAAAAATTAAGTGAAGACAATAACCTGTTATTCACAGTGACACTTGCTGAACATCTTCATATGTCAGTTCGTGAAGTTATGAAATTATCGCCTGCCGAGATCCAAGTCTGGCAGGCTTATTTTTTACATAAAAACGAAAAACAAAACAGCCTCAGAACAAAAATAATAAGGAAGGTAAAAAATTCAATAAAATGTTATCAATTGATGATGAAAATTCTATAAAATTGATGTTAGGAACACATTATATAAAGGACTGAAAAAATGGCAGGGAAAAATCTTTCAGCTTTCTTAACTGTGGACTTGGCCATGAATACATCCAAGTTTCAGAAACAGTTAAAAGGGGCAAGTGAGACAACAAAGATTCTTCTGACTTCGCTGAATAAACTGACAGTGGCCGGGAAAAAGGCGGCTGATGTCTTGGGTTCGGCATTCAAAATTCTTGCAGGAATCGGAACAGGTGCGGCCTTAACAGGAATTTATGCTCTGTCCCGTGGTGCATTGGATAACGTGAAGGCTTTTGAAGACCTTTCGGCCAAAATTTCCGGGGTGACAGGTGATCTGCAGTCTGCTGAAAAGGTATTCTGGGAACTGAACGGCCTTGAAGATGAAACAACAATAAGCACACAAAAACTTGCTGACAGTCTTCTGTATTTGAACAAATACGGTATTTCAGTAACGTCTAAAGACTTGAAAGATTTATCTGCGTTAAGTCTTGGCCTGAATAAGGATCTTGAAACGGTAAGTTCCGCAATAGGCAAGGCAACACAGGGCAGATACAATGAACTGAAAAATCTTGGTTTTGCCGTTCAGGAAGAAGGCAACAAACTGTCTGTGACATTTAAAGGTGTCACAACAGAAATCGGCAAGGATGCCGAATCTATTAAGAATTATCTGTCTTCAATCGGTGAAAGTAAGTTTTCTGATGTGTTGAATAACAAGCTGAACACGACAGAGGCGGCTCTTGGCCGTTTCCAAAATGCCTGGGGAACACTTCAGACAGAAATATTCCGCTCTGATGGCACGTTGGGACAATTATTTCAGTCAATTCTGAACACGGGAACCGACATGGTTAATGGTTTGATTCAGGTGTTTAGACTAGAATCAGTCAAGAAAACATTGGATTCCGCTGTTAAAAGAATCGGTGAAAGTATTTCAAAAACCTTTGAATTTATAACGGGGGAATCTTTAGATTTTGAACAGGATTGGTCACAGATATGGCTCAAGGTCATAAATCTGGTCAAAGAAAAGTCTGCACAGTTTGGAATTCTGTCTGCCGCCTTTATAAGCACATTCAAGGTTATTGCAGGAGCTTTTGATGACTTTCTTTATAAACCTGTAAAAGCATTGTGGAAAAGGTTGACCAAAGAAACATCAGAATGGATGGATAATTTCTGGGGTAAGTTCGGAAAAACTCTCTTGCGTGCTAATCCCATTTATAATGCTTATCGAACTTTCAAAGATTGGGAAGAAGAAAGTGCGGATGTAGAGCAACAGTTTGTTGAACAAGGGTCTTCTTTTGCTGATGCCCTAGAGGAAAGAGAATTGGCCATGAAGGGGGCGGCTGATTCTTATGCGAAAACGTTGAGAGAAATTGCCGATTCAGAAAAAGAATTGGAAAACGAACTTAAAAAGAATCAGGCAGGAAAAGACAAAGGATTTCTTGATAAATTCTTTGGTTCGGTGACAGGTGGTTCTTCTGCCGCCGATGAAACTGTTAAGACATTGAAATCAACGCTCAACAAATTGAAGACTGAATGGGATAATTTCATGAAGTCTCTGACTTCGTCATACAGAAATAATCTTTCTGAAAGACAGCAGCTTGAAATTGAATATGCAGAAAAGAATCAGGAACTTTTGAAATTCAAGTCTGTGGCTGCCGCTGAAGAGTTGGCGAATGCAAAGAATCTCATTGACCAGGAATATTTCCGCAGACTGTCTGAATTAGAAAAAAATGCTCAGTCTGAATATTATTCAATAATGAATAATGAAACTGAACTGTTAAGGATTGAGACACAGAAAAGAATTGACCTTATAACACAGATGTATAATGACCAACTGTTGACGGCTCAACAGTTTGCCGAGGCTCAATCACAGCTGATTTCCGATTTTTACAAACAGGCAGGAAAAATGAAGAAAGGAAAAGACACAATCCTTTCTGATGAATCTGTTGAACAGGTTAATATGTTAAAGGACGCAACACAGGGACTTTCTGACGCATTTTCTGATATGGCAACTGCCGCCGGGAAAGGTTCAAAGTCATTCAAGGCCTTGTTTGCTATTCAGAAAGGGTTTGCTGTGGCATCCGCAACAATGAACGCTATTCTTGCATGGTCGCAGGCATTATCAGATCCAACACAGATATCATGGATTGCAAAATTGGCACAATATGCCAATGCAATTGCCCTTACTGCAAACATTCTTTCACAGCTGAAATCCGTGGAAATGTATGACAAAGGCGGTTTCATAAAGTCCGGGGAATTTGGTATTGTTGGTGAAGTGGGTCCGGAATTGGTGCAGGGACCGGCACAGGTGACCTCCAGAAAAGACACGGCTGAACTTCTGAGCCAAAAGAATGCCATAACAGTTAATTTAATTGAAAACAGTGAACGTGCAGGGACTGTTGAAGAATCAGGAACTGATGATGAGAACATTATAAACATATTTGTTTCAAACATCAGAAGGGGCGGTGACATGGCGGCCGCTATTGAAAACACATATAATCTGAAAAGGGTAGGGGTTTAATTATGCTGTCATATCCAGAAGATCTTCCATTGCCTCTTCAGGCGAATTATTCAGAATCCGTTTCACCTAATGTCAAAAGGTCTTCAATGTCCGATGGCTATATCAGACAGAGAAAAGTGACCTCGAATGCCCCAAGGTCTTTGGCCGTGACATGGTATTTTAATTCAGAACAGTTGGTTCAGTTTGAAGATTTCCTGATTCAGCTGAATGAAGGGGCAGATTGGTTTCTGCTGAAAGTTCCAACAAAGACTTATTCTGAAGGTGTTGTATCTTTTGCAACAACTGAAAGGACTGTCAGATTTCAGTCTGGCAAATACACAAAAACACTGCAGTTTTTCTCTGATGATAAATGGCTTTGGAAAATTGCCGCCAATTTGGATATGTCCATGGATGATTATGCGGTGGATGATGTCATGCCGCCTGAAGAGACACAGTGGAACACGAATTCAGATTATGAATTTGAATTCCTCGTCAGTGGCGGTGTTCCTGTTGTACGAGGGAAAAAGAAATGTTTTATCACCTCAGTATCTAGTGTGACAGGTGGGGATGATTATGTGACAATTCAGGGAAACGGTGTCACTGTTGGATTTGATTTCTACACGGAAGGAATTAAGCTGACATCAGAAAAGAAAATTCTTGAAATTGACTCTGAATATGAAGGCATTGGCACAGCATCACAAACTTATTATTTTATAGGTAGAGCCTCTTCTGTTGATTCCTCTTTAATGGGGGTTGGTTTAATTTCTGGCAGGAATTCAACAAAAGAAACTATAGGTGGTCTATTCGATGAATTGACAAATTCTTCATATACTTCACTTTCAAGAATTTCGCGTATAACTTATTCTGTAAACATTCCTTTCGGTGAAAGTATTCAAAGAAGGGATATTTTTATAAACGATGTCGAAAACGATCAATTCAAGTATTACCTGGTAATGAATGACATACTGTGTTATGAGGCCGTTTATTCAGGTGTAAGAAATTGGACGGCTGTCTTTTATCAGATTGGGGATGCGGTAAACCGGGGAAGATACAACAATATCAAACTGAAATCAATTAAAGTTAAGAATGAGTTATTCAAGAAAATTCCTGAAGGTGTTTAAATGCTGACATTATTATCTGAGGTGTGTGCCTCGCTTGATGAAAATCCGATTGTAACATTACAATTCAAAGGACAGGGATTTCAGACTTTGTATTATGTCCTGGGGAATGAAGACCTTCAGATCGGTGATATTACATATTTAAAATCAAATATTCAGGTTTCACTTCCAGAAAGAACAAATTCAGGTTTCGGTGATATAAACATCGGAATCTGTAATGTGAATAATCAGGTTTATGCCGCCTTGAAACAGGCTATTGATTCCAATATTGTTCTGTCCGTCCGTCTGGACTTGAGAATTCCTGATACATTGGCGAGTGATTATGATGTCACATTGAATGTGAAAGGGGTAGTCTTCCAGGAAGACAAAGTTCAGATAACAGCATCAGCTGCCGATATTCTGAACTGTGAATTCCCTAAGAACAGGTACACGGCTGAAAAATTTCCGGGGTTGAAGTATGTGAGTTAAATAATGGACATATCTTATTATTTAAAAATCAGATACACACAGAAAAATGAAAAATATCCTTTTCTTAACTGTTGGGGGTTAGTCTGTGAATTCTATAAAAAAGAGAAGGGTGTTCAGCTTGATTATTTTTCTGATGATGATTTATTTTCTATCAATTCAAAATACAATGAATTCAGAAAAAATCTGAAAGAAATTCAAAAACCTCAGTCAGGAATCATTGTTGCCTTTTTCAAAAATAATATAATTAAACATGTGGGAATTCTGATTGATAAAGACAGAGTTCTGCATACAGACAGAGTGACCAGAATTCAGAAACTGTCCGATGTGGTTATGGCCAAAAATTATTCAGAGGTAAAATATTATGATTTGTGAAGTTGTGATGTTCAGTGACCTGTCCAGACCTCTTGAGACAGGTTTATATGAAATATTGGACATGACTATAAATGAATTTCTTGCCGCTGAAATAAAAAACTATGATGCCGAAAAACACAACTTCTTCACTGTCACTGTGGACGGAGTGAAGATTCCGTCTGACCTTTGGAAACACTTCAACCTTAAATCTGCAAAATCAATAAAAATAATCATTGAGCCGATGGGCGATCCTTTTACCTGGGTGGCCATAATCGTGGCCATTGCCGCCGCTGTGTATTCAGCATACTTAATGCATAAGCTGACAGCAACAACAGGACAGGACACAAAGACAGGCAGTTCAATATATGATGTCAATGCTCAGGGGAATAAGGTAAAACTGAATCAGGTGATTCCTGAACAGTTTGGGTTAATCAAAAGGTTTCCTGATTATGTGGCCGACACGCACCGTTTTTATAAAAACAATCAGCGTGTTTTAGACATTTCTCTTTGTCAGGGTGTCGGGCAGTTCAGCCGTTCAGCATCTGGCAATGACATTTATTTTGGTTCAACACCTTTCAATCAGATGTCAGAAAAAATTCAGTACAAGGTTTTTGAGCCGTCAGAAGAACTTGCTGACAATGACATTTCTTCTGAACTCGGTTGGTGTTGGTTTAACTCAACTGAAATTACTGCATCAGGCAAAGAACTTAAAACACCTAAAAGCAGAACTAATGAAGATGAACTTGTTTATCTGTTCACGCATTCTCTGGCCGTAATGAACTATGAAACAAGAGAGTTTAAATCAAAGAATTGGGAGGTTGGGGATATTCTGAAAATTGAATTCCCAAAAAAACATGTCCTTTTTGGTGATAACTTTGAATACAGAAGAGGTGAATGGGCATTTCAACATGATCCTGTTCCGACAGATTATGTGACAGAACTGAAAGGGTCATTAGACTTGGAGACAAACAGCGGTCGTTATTGGTTAAAGGGTGGCCATGGTTCGAATTTTAATATAATAACGTTGCAGGAATATGAAGATCCAGAACATGACAGGTATTGTTTGATTAGTGGTGATCATTACAATCATTCAGGATTAGATGAGTTCTCATATTATGACAAGAATGAATTCTGTAAATGTTGGGGCGAAGGATATGTAATATCAGATAGTTACGCACACTTTCATGAATTTATAGAGTTTGAAAACACAGCCTTCCCGGAAAGCACCTGGGCAGACAGTGCAATTTGTGCGGCTATTATAGGACAAGTGATTGATGAAGATAAAAATATAACAAAGGCTGTGTATCAGGATACATGGAAGGGAATCAATTACTTAGCTTCTAATGACACATTTGGAACATTTCTTGATGGACATGTAACGAATCAAGGCAGGATTGCTGTCTGGGATTATGCTCCGTCATATAGTTCTTCGGGAAATCAATCTCAATTCTGGAGAAGGGATGATTCTGACTGTTACGATGGACAAAGAATTATTGATTTTATTTCTTCTGTAAAAAGCGGAAATAATTTCTCTGAATATGACAAATACACAAAAGTAGGGTTGACATGGGATGATTACATGTCAATGCCTTACACATACAGTCCTTACTCTTACCGGGATTTTGAAGTATATAGCCCTGCATATTTTTATTATTGTTTCAGCTCCGTCAATTACACAATTGATGATGAAAGACTGACAGAATTTTATAGGATTGTTGAGGTTAAACAGCTTGATTCCGTAGAGCCATATTATTTAGCTGCGAATTTCTGGGGCGGCTACCTACCTCAGAATCAGAAGGTTTACCTGTTCCGTGTTAAGAAATGTGATTCTGAAGGTAATATTGATCAACATTGGAAATGTTTCAAACATTCGTGGGATGTTGAAAAGGGCGGTGATTATGAAGAAGATGGTGAACAGGTCGAAGGAATAAACATTACTGTATTTGACCATGTTGAAAGTTAGGGGGGTTCAGATGTCTGTAATATTCAAACATGAAGATGTGGAAATAAGAAAAATATCAGTTTCACAGATGTCTGAATGCCGTGATCAGACACAATACAGGTGTACTCCGATTGGTGCCGTGACTGATGTCATTGAAGTGGACATCAACTGTCCTTCAGGTCTTTATTATCTGAATGATAAAGGGAAATACAACAGGCATTCTGTCAGATATGAAATTGCATTGAAAAGAGTCGGTGACAGTTCCTGGACAGTTTACAAGTATGAAATTTCAGCCAAGAGTCCGAATGAAATCGGATTTACTCACAGATATAATGTGACAACAGGAATATATAATGCTGCCATTTATCGACTGTCTTCACCTTCTGAAGATACGCAGACCATGGATAAGCTATACTGTAATGGTCTGAAGTCTGTCATTGCCAAGCCTGTTTCTTATGCTGATGTGACAACAATCCTCATGAGAATTGTCGGTGATCAGACCTTGTCTGAAATGAATGAAAATCAGCTTGCAACAATCTGGACACGAAAGCTGCCGAACATTCATAATTCTGCCGCTGTTGAGAAAACGTCAGAACTTGCCCCGGCCGTGTCCTATATCGTGAATTCATCAAAGTATCCTAACATGATTGACCATGATTCTTTGAATGAATTCAACAAAAAGTGGAATTATAAAGGATACTCGCTGAATGGTGTTCTTGATACAGACAACACTCTTCTTGATGTCCTTCGGGATGTTCTGAATGTCGGATTTTCCGAGCCTGTTATAAAAGGTTCAAAGATTGAATTCACAGACCAAGGACACATGAATGAAACTGACATTCAGTACATTTTTCAGCCTCAGAACATCACGGCTCTGCCGAATCTGACAGTTTCCGTTCCGCAGTCTGACGATGTGGAAGAAATCGTTGCCGAGTACATGAATCCTGAAACATGGAAAACTGATCAGGTGTTTGTGTCTGCCGCTGATTCAGAAGGACATGTTGTTGACCGGGGCTATTCAATTTCAAAGAAACAGGAAAAATTAAGTCTGTTTGGGGTGACTTCCAGAAAACATGCTGTTTCCATGGCCGCCAGAAGACTCAATTATCTGAAATTCACAAAATTCACGATTGATCTTAAGACCGAACTTGAAGGCTTGAATGTTTCATATAATGACTTTGTCGGAGTGTTCATTGATCAGTTTGTGAACAGTGAAAAGACAGGCCGTATTGTGAATTATGATTCATCACGGAATGAAATATATCTGAATAACATTTCAGCATTATCAGAATCTGAAAAAAATTCACTTGTTATCAGGGATCTAAGCGGAAAACCTTATATAATTAAAGTTGATGAAACTGAACTTGTAACATCCGCAACAGGCCAGAATTATTTAAAATGCCATATGGTTTCACCATTGCCGTTTAAATGGTCAAAGTTAATCGGTTCTAAGTACGAATATCCGTTCTTTGTGGCCGGGACAGAAAATCTGATGTGGTGTTGGGTTCAGTCAGTCCAGAATTCCGGGCAGTCATGCAGTGTTAAATTAGTGAACTATGATTCAAAGGTTTATGCTGAAGACATCATGATTGATTCAGGGTGGGGACATTGTCCATGGGGTCACTGTCCTTGGGGTCATGCAGGAGGTGTGTCAGGTTCTGGATGGGGTCATGCTGTCTGGGGGCATGCGTCCTGGGGACATTTCTAAATGTTGGCATAGGTTTTGAGCAAAATATTAAGATATAGGAGCAAAAATGGCGAGAACTGAACTTCCTAATGGTGTGATACTTCCTGCCGAGTATTCTGATGATTGGTACGAAGACATGACATCGAATCTGACCAAGTTGGATGATGTTATTGG